ATTTATGATTGCATATTCACTGTCTGTTATTTTTTTAATGGTAGTATTACCTGTAATACTTTTAGTGATACATATTTTAGGGGGATAGGATGATACTTGATAAAAGAATAGATAAATATTTAAGAGTGTTTGATGGTGATGAAATGAAATATCTTTTTGTTTTAGATGAATCAAAAACACAAGACGAGGGGGAAGATATATGGTCAGCATTTGCAGGGAAAACTTACAAGACAGAGGAATTACGAAGATGGGCGAAAAAGAATGGGTATTTGGTACAAATCGGATTGAGAGCAAAACCCTCGACAACGAATACGCAGAAATATTGGGATTATTAAGTAGCGAGATTCCACCACCACCATGCGAAGTACACAACTGTAGATATAAACCAAGATGCAAAAGTGAGTTACTTGCTTGTAAATCATTCTTAAAGTTTTTAAATACAGGTAATAATTTAGGTTCGCCCTCACTACCTACTAGACAGATATATAGAAAAGGTTTTTATGAATCCCCCTACAATGGCTCTACCAATGCAACACCTGATAATTTGTCACTTAAATTACTTGGGGATTCTGCCAAAAAAGTTAGTAACTTTGACTACGATATAAAATCTGAAGAAGCTGAACTACAAGGTAAAGAATTTTTTAATTTATACGAACCACTCCAACAAGCAGATATTAAAAACCCATTATTGTATATAGCCAAACAAAAAAATTGGGAGATAGGATTTGTATACAAGGGAGTAAAAAGAGGTTTTACAGTTAACTACAACAGAGAAAAGAAAAAACTAGATGAAACTATAGAGCAGTTAAATGAAGCAAGAGCAAAATTATTTTCAGGTCAGGACTTAAAGTTTAATGACAAGCAGATAGGTGAAGCAAGAATGAAGAAAAAAGTTTTAAAGACACAGTTTCTTCGCATATCTAGTAAGTTAGTATCAGAATTTAAAAAAGGTAGAACTGCGTTAGAGAAAGAAGCAAAAAGAAAAACAAGGGGGAACTATTGAAGTTATTAACAATTGATTTTGAAACATATTATGATAAAGATTTTTCGCTGTCTAAAATAACGACAGAGGAATATATAAGAAGTGAACAGTTTGAAACTATTGGTGTTGCAGTTAAAGAAGATAGTGGAGAAACTAAATGGTATACAGGTACATTTTCTGAAATAAGAAAAGCATTGAAGCAGTATGATTGGGAGGATTCAGGTTGCCTAGCACATAACGCAATGTTTGATTCTGCCATACTCACATGGTTGTTTGGTATAAAGCCAAAGATGTGGTTCGATACTATGAGTATGGGTAGAGCATTAATTGGTTCATTTCATTCTGTATCCCTTGCAAACATGTCAAAGTATTATAAGGTCGGTGAGAAAGGCACAGAAGTTTTAAATGCTTTAGGTAAAAGAAGATTAGACTTTACAGAAGAAGAATTAGAAAGATACGCACAGTATTGCATTAATGATGTCGAGTTGACTTATGCTTTGTTTAGTAAGATTGTCAAAGGGTTTCCTCAATCAGAGTTGAGACTTATAGACTTAACAATAAAAATGTTTAGTGAACCAATATTAGAAATAGATGAGGGGCTACTAAAAAAAGAACTAAAGAATATTGAAGAAAAGAAACAATCCTTACTAAATCAGTCAGGTATGGATTCAAAAACACTTGCGAGTAATAAAAAGTTTGCAGAGTTTTTAGAATCTAAAGGTGTTAAAGTGCCAATGAAAATAAGCCCAAGAACAGGCAAACCGACTTATGCCCTAGCAAAATCTGACGAGGGTTTCAAAGAATTGTTAGACCACGAAGATGAGACAATTCAAATTGTAGCGAGTGCAAGGAAGAATATAAAAAGTACAATCAACCAAACAAGAATAGAAAGATTTTTATCTATTGCAGAAAGAGGTTCGCTACCTGTACCCCTGCGTTATTATGCCGCCCACACAGGAAGATGGGGTGGTGCAGATAAAGTCAATTTACAAAACTTACCAAAGAATAAAATGCGAGAGGGTATTATTGTACCGTCAGGTCACACACTCATAGATGCAGATTCTTCGCAGATTGAAGCAAGAGTTTTATGTTGGTTTGCAGGTCAGGAAGATATGCTAAACGCATTTAGAACAGGTCAAGATAACTATAAAATTATGGCAAGTAAAATATATGGTAAGAAAGTTGAAGATGTAACACCTGCTGAAAGATTTATCGGTAAGACTTGTGTATTAGGTTGTGGATACCAAATGAGTTACTCCAAGTTTCAAGGCACAATTAAAAATGCAGGGGTAGACATGACAGAAGAAGAATGTAAAAAGATTGTCTATGCTTATCGAGATTCTGCAAGGTATATATCTGATTTATGGTATCAAGGTCAAGACTTACTACGAAACTTATGTAAGAACAAGATATCCAAGTTTGGTAAAGAGGGTATAGTCACTCCCTTTCCTGATTCATTACAGCTACCAAATGGTATGCACATTCACTACAGGGATTTAAGAGAAATAGTAGTTGAAGAAGAGGATGGTATTAGAAAACAAATAGTTTATCAATCAAGAGATAAAGAGCCAAAATATATTTATGGCGGAAAACTAACAGAGAATGTTGTTCAAGGATTAGCAAGGATTTTAATAGCAGACCAAATGTTATTAATTGCCAAGAAGTACAAGGTTGTGTTTACTGTACATGATGCGATTGCGTGTGTTGTTCCGATAGAAGAAGCAGAGGAAGCAATGAAGTATGTCGAGGAATGTATGAGTTTTGTACCATCTTGGGCAGAGGGTCTACCTCTCACATGTGAGGTAGGAAATGGAAATAGTTATGGAGGAATCTCAAAATGAATTGGAAAACCACAAACAAGGAGAAAAGTGATGCTAGTAATGAGAAGAAAAGCGAGGAGAATGTACAAGAGGACATGGTTAACCACCCTGCGCACTACAAAGTGGGTGGTATCGAGACCCTTGATTTTATTAGGGCTAAACTTGGCACTGATGGGTATGTTGGTTATTGTGTTGGGAATGTTCTAAAGTATCTTTCACGAGCTGGGCATAAAGACCGAAAGAAAGTACAAGAAGATTTAAAGAAAGCTGAATTTTATTTAAAGGAAGCTATTTTGATTGGCGAGAAAGATGACGGATAAAATAAAAGTATTACCCACCATTACTAAAAAACAAATGGATACATCTGCTGATGTCATAAAACTGTTGGAGGAATTTAAACAGCAGATAAAAGATAGAACAGATGTATCCAAATGTATTGTTATTGGTTTTGGTGGTGATGGTATCAATCCATTAATTAGTTATGGGTTTACTAAAGACCTACCTTTGTTTGAAACAGTAGGGGTATTAGAATATATGAAGCAAGAATTAATTGTTGGTGGCGAGGAGTAATTTATGTATACTCTGTATTACGGTATAGATAGCGCAAAGGGGTACAACATATGAGTTTAGCTTGGTCATATTCTAGTTTAAATCTTTTTCAGCAATGTCCGAAGAAATACTATCATTTAAAGGTAGCTAAAGATGTTGTTGAAAAACAAACACAGGCATTACTATATGGTAACAAAGTGCATAAAGTCGCAGAGGAGTATGTGGCTAATGATGTAGAAATACCTGAAGCATACCAAATGTTTAAAGAACCTATCGATAAGATTAAAAATATGAAAGGGGAAAAACATTGTGAATTGAGATTAGGTATGACTAAAGACTTGAAACCATGTGGTTTTTTGGCTGATGATGTATGGTGGAGAGGTATCATTGACCTCTTGATTGTTGATGGAGATAAGGGTAAGATAATAGACTATAAGACAGGGAAAAACAGTAAATATGCTGACACCAAACAACTCGACTTATTTACAGTAGCGGCTTTTACTCACTTTCCCCATCTTAATTCTATAAAAGCAGGGTTGCTTTATTTAGTGACCAACGATTTTATCACAAAATCTTATGAAAAGGGAGATGTTATTGGTATCGCGTCTAACTTTTTTAAAGAGGTAGATATCATGGACACTTGTTATAAAGAAGATGTTTGGAACGCAAAACCAAACTTTACCTGCTATAGATTTTGTCCTGTATTAAGTTGTCCACACAATGGGAAAGGGTAGCTATGTCTACGAAGAAAAGAGATTATAAAAAAGAATACCAACAACAAAAGAGGAGAATCGCAAAGAACAAATCTGTTCACGAAGCGAGAATGGAGAGACAACGAGCAAGAAGAAAACTTGATAAAAAAG